ACATTGCCTGCGTGATTGCCATTTAGATTCTCCTAATCATTTCAGCTAAATCTTTTTGCCCCGCGTCACACAAGGCGTTGTACACAGTGGTGCGGTCACTGCGTATCGCTTCCTTCATGTAGAAGACCAAAACCGCACGGATATTATTTCTGAATGCCTTTGCCTGATCCTTGACGGCAGGCATTGCGTCCTCAGAGACGTTTATTATCCTGTCGAGACATCGCTCCGCAACTTCCTCTGGAGAGAAGCCTCGACCTGATGTTGTGTGTACTCCGACAGTTCCTACTGACAAGTCAAGCATTAGGTTCTTGTCTTCCTGACTTCTCCAGAGCGATAGCTGTCCGTGGTGCTATAGCCCTCGCCAAGCTCTTCTAGTCTGGCTATTGCGTCTTCGTACCGCATTGCGTAAACCTGCATAAGGTCATTGTCGCCCTTCAGGAATGTGTATGCCTCAACCAAGCACCCGTAAAGCAGGGTGCTCTCGGCATTTGTCCCAAGCCAGCTTGTCCCAGAGGCGGAGACGGTAATCGACTCCGGCTTGTGGAAATAATGCAGTTCCACGTCGTAGGAGGCGTCTGGCGTCGGCCCTATAATAAATGAGGAGTCGGTAAAGATTCCGTAGTATTTCGGGACGGCTTGGCTTGTGCTGTCTGGGTACGCCTGACGTATAAAATTCACGTCCTTAAAGATCAGATACTCGTAGCCGTTGTTGTCTATCGCCATTGAGTATGGCGTCAGAAAGTCGCTTGGCATTGTCAGGTACTCGTTACCCGACGTGAGCGTGCCAGTCACATTCTTCCGGAAGTCCGGCAACTGGCATCGCTTGAGTATTCTGTCCTCTGCCTGTTGGATGATTAGCGGCAGGTTGTTGACAAACGTGGTCTCGTTCGACTCGACGTAGTCCTGTATCGCCTGCTTCAGCGTGGTAAATGTGAATGCCATTAGGAAATCTCCACCGTTACACGCCCAACCACGCCTTCCATGTCAAGCCCCACAGTGCGACTGCCAAGAGCAGTGTCGCCACCACCAACGGGGTTCCAAGCAAATAGGCGCCTGCTTTCGTCAAGTCCATTATCAGGGCGGGGAAAGCGCAGAGCTTGCGGGTCGCTTGCATTCACATCTCCTAGCTTTAACTGGGGCTGGTCTTGGTCAACCACGTCCCTACCAACAAGGAGGCCGTTCCAGCGGCCATCCTCTATCTGGCGCACAAGGTCTCTCAGCGGGTAACGGAAGCCAGTGCGATCACAGTACCCAAAAGCGTGCTTGCCTTTTGCATAGCTACTCATAGGTCGTTATACCCGCCCGGAGCAACATACAGCGCCGCCTTCTCCCGAGACGCATCCGCCGCCAACTCCCACTGCTCCTCGTAGACCTGCTTGAGCAACGGGATCATCTGGGCGGATTCTGGCCGCTTGCTGGCGACCTGATACGCCAAGCCAGCAACAAGGCACGGGAGATACCTTGCTGGAACATCCATGTTGTTGGAGGCCGGACTGCCAGTGTCCTCGACGCGCTCCATGTAGTAGTACGCAAATGTGTAGCTGGTAGTTGCATCTGGAACGGGCCAGACGTGAACCGTAAGCCCGGTCGGCTTTCTTTCTACATAATACTGGAGCGGGCGCCCCTGAGTGAGCTTGTTCGTCTGATGTGCATACTGGCTGACCGATATGCGTTGCATGGTCAGATCCGTCTGTAGCGACGAGTTGCCCGCGTCCGTGCGTAACAGCCCCTCGACTATATCTAACTGGTTAGATGGAAGGTCGTATGACGACGTTCCTGCAACAAGAGCCAACGTGGTGTCCCGTACTGTCCAGAGATTAAGACCCCTGTTTTGCCACTCAAGCATGAGCAGATCAAGACTGCGGCGAGCAGTTTTGTAGTCGTACCCGCTTCTAAGCGCAAGCCCAGCACGCTCGTATGCCTCCTCCATAATGTCTGACAAGTCAAGAGTAAAGCTAGTCGTTCCGCTCGTAGCCATTTACACAACCCGCCCTTTTGTTCTGCCGCGCATTGCGATGCCGTTCATACACTTGGCTTTAGGCAGTGCGCCGCCAGTTGACTTCTTGCTTACCCCCGCCTCTGATAAGGCGATGGCGATAGCCTGCTTTTTGTCCGCAACCTTCTTGCCTGAGCCGCCGGACTTCAACTTGCCGGACTTGAACTCGCGCATAACCTTGCTGATCTTATCTTTCGCCCTGCGAGAGCTAGGTGCGTTGGCTGTCTGTTTTCCCGCCTGAGCGCGACTAATCGCCATATCAGCTACCTTTCTTCCACTTCTTCGACTTAGACTTGGTCTTGCTCGGAGACCATTTTACGCGATCAGCCCAGTAGGCCGCGCTCATCTTCCCCTTCTTGATATTCTTTCTATGCCTAGACTTAAAAGCCTCTCGCTGGCCGACGGTCTGGTTTGTCTTGACCCCCTGCTGGCCGAACCGAATAACCTTTTCCTTGCCGCCCTCGCACGCCTTAACAATGTGAGACTTCTTGCCGTGTCCGGGGGTTCTTCTCGGCTTGTTGCAGGCCATCGCCTTTTTGTCTACGCGACCGCCGCTCTTGTAGTAAAGACGCATTACTTCCTATGCCTCGCGGTTTTTTTCGCCACCTTCTTTGGCTGTGATGAATGTTGCTTGCCCTTCTTGGTGTCCGACCTTTTCTTGCGTGAAGTAGCGGCGTACTCACTAGAGGAGAGAGCCTTGATCGCCTTCTCTGGCAGGTATCTCTCTCCGGTAGCTTTCGGCCCTTGAGTGCTCGGCTTTCCTGACTTAGTGCGCCATTTCTGCTTCGTCCACTTCTTCAGGGACTGTTGCGACTTTTTCAGCGCCATCAGTCTTTATACCCGCCGCCAGCCGACTTGTACTGCTTGGCGAGCATCTGCGCTTTTCTTGCGCTCCACTGTCCGGGCTTGCCGCCCTTCCCGCCAGCCTTGATTTTGTTAAACAGGCGCTTACGCAATGACGGCTTCGTGTAGTTTCCAGCCTCGTTCACGCGAGACTTGGTCTTGCCGCCGGCCTTGTAGTAGAGGCGCATTAGCCGTACTGCTTAACAACTTTGAGCACAACGGTGTAAACGTCGCCAGCACCGGCACCCACAGTGGTAAATGCGATGTCGCCCGTAACGCCCGCTCCGGCATTGTTCGGGATGCCGTTGAAGTCGGAAAAGTCCACTGTGTCTGAGTAGTCAGCAGGAATCTCCCACGCCAAAACATCTGCTGTGGCGTCAAAGAAAATCTTAATGCCCATGCCGATAGTTGAATATCGGATGGATTCAATGCTTACACTGGTGCACGCGGCCTTGCTCACCGGATCTGCGCTTAACGCAGAGACATCGACCTTAACAACAGCCGCCTCTCCGGTTCCGTCGCTCACATTGGTGAATTTGAGGATTGCATGGCGGGCGCCATCTTGAATGGTTTGACTTGTGACTGCGTCAGCCATCTTGATCTCCTAAAGAAAAGGGGCCGAAGCCCCTTGTATTAGCTCAGGTTTCGATTCTGGAGATACAGAACGGTTACGGTAGCCGCGCCTGCGGTAGCCGCAGTGCCCGTCTGATTGTAAGTGACGGTCACGTCTACGTCGGTGGCGCCAATGTCAACAAGATTGCCAAGCTGGCTAACGTCAGAGGTTGCCAGCAGACGAGCCGCACTGGCTACGTTCAGCGCATCTGCATACTTGTCAGCAGTAGTGCCGTCGCCAATATCAAACGTGTTGGTAGTGCCCGCGTCAAAAGGGGTGGTGACATCCACGCTAACCTGCCAAAGCTGGCTGTTGGCGGGTACAGTAGCAACAACAGTTTCGGTGCCGTTAGCACCAAAAACAACATTTGCGCTTTGCGCCATCAGCACGAAGCCAACATTTGCCTTGTCTGTACCAACAGTCGTTCCGGTGGTGTCTTTGATGGTTCCGGCCTTAATAGGCCCAGAAAAAGTAGTAGTACCCATGAGAGTCTCCTGTCTGGGTTAGTCTAATGTTCCATGTGGAACAGTTAGTCAGGAAAAGAAAAGGGGGCCGAAGCCCCCTGTGTCATTAGGACGTGCCGGGAGATCCGTAGATGCCCAGAGGATCGGATACGCCGAAGCTGTATCGCTCACGAGCCTTGTACCGGACGTTGCCGGTGTCAAAGTCGCCGTCCATTGAAGTTTCCAGCGCGGTGCGCGAGAAGTGCTTCATGCCGTTCGGTACATCGGTA